ACTATTTATCATCTTCGTTATACCCTGTTTTTATTCACGACCATGTAGGAATCGCATAATGCTGGAACTATCACTTACATTTGCATTTCCTAAGTCTGATAAACTAACTGCACCGTTGTCTAACCAAATATTTGATGTTATTGGGTAACTATCAAACTGTTCTGTTTTATTTGCATTTAAAACTTCTGTTCCTGTTGTCCAATCCTGTGTAGATGTACCATTTGTACCTCTTGTTAGTCCTGATAATTTATTTGTATTAGTATTTCTTGCTGTATATTCTATTCTTTCTGTGCCTACCCAAATAATACCAGGTATTCTGTTTAATGGTTTTGCTAATACACTGGCATTTGCTACACTTATTTCATCACTATATGTGTATAAGTTTGCACTTAATGTGGTTGTAGTTGAGCCGTCTTGTTTAATTCTTATAAATTCTGTATCACCGTAAATATTATTTGTCATTTGATACTTAACAGTAGAAGCATTACTACTTGCGGCTGTTAAACTGGTGTTGCCTTGTAAGTGTTTATGAGATGTAACCCTAAACACGATAGTTTCTAGAGGTTCTAACATAATAAGTTCTTGAGGTCTCTCTTCACCGTACAATACTCGTTTAAATGTTACACCATCAAAGCCTTCATACACCGTTCCATCTCTTTCAAAACTTACTTCGTTTCCAGATATAGATGTATTAAACACACCTTGGTAATTTTTAACATCTACTTGTACATCTAATTTTTCTGTATTCCAACCTGTCCTGTTAAATCCTATTTGTGATTGGAATGTGTTTGTATCAACACCAAATGATCTAGTAAATAGGTTAGCATCAGTAACTTCGCCTTGGAAATCTCCACCTGCGGCAGTTTTAACAAGTGCTAAAGTTTTATCTAACTTACCAGCATTGACAACTGCTGTAATATTTGCTATACTACCTGCTACATCTGAACTGTTTATTACATTTGCATTACTTGTTGCATCTGTGATACTGTAATAGTCATTTAATTCTGCGGCAAATTCTGTTTGTATTGCAGGATTAAACTTAAATGCTCTTTCTGATGCACCTATCAGTGTGTTAGATTGTACCTGTGCATTAGATTGTACAGTAAGTGTTACAATATTCCTTGCAATGGCACCGTTGGCCGTATCTGCTACTGGTATTACACTTATATTACTGCCTAATGACGTCCAGTTAGTACTACTAAATGCAGAAGCACCAGCAATATCAACATTTGCTTTATAATATGCACCATTGTTTACTACATATGAGTTACGTGGGTAGGTTGCGTTAGCCGTCCATGTAGCAACATTAACTGCAGGCTCGTAATCGTGTGGTAGTAAACTGTAATCTACTCTATCAAACTTGATAGTTGTATTACTATGCCTTATTGGATCTAAAGACTTGTTAGAAATACTAAAGTATTTTGTATATGCATCGTTTGTTTGTATAATATTCGAGTCTGCTTGTAAAAAGTCATCTAAAATCCTTACATTTCCTGTTGTAGGGTCTGCATATGGTGGCTTATCAAAGTCACTTACAGAATTTACTCCGAAATTCTCTTTTAGTGGTGATTTTCCGTCTTTATATTCTCTAACTTTTGCAGTATATGGTTTTACTTCGTCGAAATATTGTAAAACTTTATCAAAATTGTCAACTTTAAAGCCATTTATCTCAATTAAGTCTTCTTCTTCTTTTTCTACAAATACATAACTTGTTTTAAATGCCCAATCTAGTTGTTTTTGCTCTGTATATGCGTATTTCATTAATGCAAAGAACAATTTGTTCCATAAATTTGTTCCTGCAAACACATTATCTTTTAATGCAACAAGTAAAAGTCTAATTTCGTTGCTCATTGTTGCATTTGTGTCATCTGTATAAATGCTTTCTTTTAATTTTATATTATCATTTTGAATTGTAATTAATTCAAAAGAAGTTGTTGAAGCAATATACTTATGAAGTGAATAAAGTGTAGAATTAGGGCTCTTAACCTGTACAATAGTGTTATCAGGTATATTTTGTAGTGTGTCTAATTCTTGTACACTATTAACTTTGTAAATTGGCTTAAATGTTGCGTCATATCTAACTTTTTTGTTGTTAGATGCATCAGTATATTGTACTCCGTACCAATTTACAGTATCAATATATGTTCTTGCTACTGGTAAATCGATATCCCAATTAGGATAGTTGGTATTCAGTTTTAAATCTGCTAAAATTTCATTTAAAGTGTAATGTAATACTTGTCTAGCACCTTTTATGTCTTTAAACATGCTTTGTCTTGGTCTAAACTTAATACCATATGCTTCTACTTCACTTAAAAGTGGATCTGGCACTGATTGACCAAGTGCATCTACACCTGCTAAACTGTCTATCAGTTTATTTGCTAAATCTTCTGGAATAATACTGTTATTATCATCTTCTCTAAGCAGTTTCCATGCTGTATGCTTTTGTCCTACAGGATTTAAATTTCTACTGAAGTTAATTTGTAAATTTTGCTCATCTTCTCTAAGCAGTGGTGCTATATTACTTAATACCATTGCTTTATCACTAACAAAACTAATAAGTGGTAGTCCTGTGCCTATAGGATCAGCCAAATATTTTGCTAAAGTAAATGTATCATACTCTCTACCAAGATCTTCTATAGCAACATTTTCTAAAGTTGTTTTATTTTGTACCCAGAAATAATAGTAATTCGTATATCTGCCATTTACAGGATTTATCCTTCTTTCTAAAACAAACTCTGAATTATTTTTAGGAGTACCTGTACCTGTATAATTTACTGGTGGTGAAGTGTCTTCAACCCATTCATATAAAGTGATACCACTACCTGGGAATGTTTGGCCCCAATTTAACCATCTTTCTCTGTTTGAATCTGTTTGTTCATACCATTTGTATGCAATAGTGCTAGTGTTCCACCATATTTTACCAATATCTTTTCTTCCAAAGCCACTTCTAGCATTGTTGTACACTACAGGATCGCTATCGCCTGTAAAATGTATCTCTTTTTGTATAAATCCTGGTATTACACCTTTAAATGGATCATAAAAATGTAAATCGTATTCTTTTTCGCCTGTTTCTTTGTCGTAAATAATAGCATTTTCTACAAAAGTAGTATCAACCAGTTTAGGTTGTGATATTTTTTGCTCTCCATTTTCAAAATATGCCCAACCTGTGTTGTTATAGTTGTCAATCCACACATTACTGTAATCGGCAAGTGTTAAACCTGTTTCTGTATCGTATCTATTACTTTCCAGGAACAATACCTGAACCTCTTGTTGTAGTGAAGTTGTATTTACAGGCTCTCCTGATATTGTTCTCAGTTCATATTGGAACATATCAGTTGTAAATACAACATTTGCATCACCTAAAATACTATTAGGATCTTGACCGTTGCCACCAATAGAACCATCTCTCCAACCAGGTCCTATTGTATCGATACAATTTATTGAAATTGTAGGAGAATCTGGTAATGTAGCAAGTGCAAATCTGTCATCATCTAATAAATTTGTTCCTACTTCAACTTTGTTTGCTCTTCTAACTGGTGTATTAGGTGTCTCCAATACAGCATCTATACATAAACTGTCAATATTGTAGTCTCCAGGTGGAATACCCAATTTTTCTAGGAATCCAGGAGTAAGTTCGTCAATACCTACGCCGTCATATCCTGGTGTTCTTATTTTAAGTAAGTCAATTAGGTCATTTACATTTCCTGTATCTAAATGAATCTTGTCTGGGTCATAACCTGCATCAAATAATGCTGTATTAATACATGCGGCCATATCGTCTGGTATGCTAATATCCATAACCTGATCTGGCATACCTAATTGTCTTCTAGCATCGCCTTTTTCTGAACAATCCGGAATCTCTCTTGCTGTTAGGAATACCCTTGCACCTGTTCCTCCTGCAACTGTACCATTTATAGGATCGTATGCACCAGGTGAGTCTAATCTTTCATTATCGTTAAGTGGATCAAATTGTCCTAAACCAGTACCCTGGAAGTATTGTCCGTTGCCATCTACACCTGTTTCGTCTCCAAGTCCTATAGCATCATACTCTAATGGTACACCCATTGATAAGTCTGCAGGGAACTGTTTGTAAATTCCTCTGTCTATAATTTGTAAACTTGTAATTGTGCCTTCTGCGTTTACACTTGATACAATAAATTTAGCAACTCTTGGTGGCAATCCTTTTCCTGTACCAATTTTTGCTGTAACCATTGCTGGTACAGTATTGTATGTGACTGATTCGGCTAAGTCTATAATTTTAATTTTAGGTGGTCTGCTGAAGTCATATCCTTCACCACCTGATACTATCTCAATACTTGCTATACCACCATCAGCATTCAGTGTTACATTACCTGCAACTGCTCCTGAACCTGGTGTTGTGCCATCTCCAATATAAACTTTAACATTAGCACCTTCACTGTAATTCATACCTGGCATATCAATACAGAACTCTGTAATACCACCATATGGATTTTCTATTGGTAGTCCGCCAACTATTCTTAATCTGTCTCCAACACTATAACCACTACCACCTGAGGATTTACTTTTACTGGAAAGTATTGCACCTGTTGTTGTGCTAGGTGTACCACCTGACCCACTAAATGTGCCTGTGCTAGTTCCTGCGGCATTATACATTGTATAAGTTGCACTAGGATTTACTGCTGTATTGGCATAACCGTAACCTGTTGTTGCTGGTAATACAACTGTATTACTTGTTTCTGATTGTTCAAATCCTCTTACAACATGAAAGTCTAATACTTCTTTATATATTCCACCTGCACAACCATCTCTTATAGTTAGAGGTGCATTACTACAACTACTAACTCTTAATGCTGGTTTACCATCTTTAAATGTATCATGTACATGGAATCCACTGCCTTGAGTACATCTTAAAGCAGTTTCAACTTGTTTAGGATCACTTCCAGGGAATGTAATTTTAGTATTGTTAATAATTAATTCATCACCTGGTGTTATACCTGTCATGTCGTCTTTTGCTATTGTAAATCCAGGTGTTGGTCTAGAAATATCACAATATGCTGTAGGACCTGCAGGTATAAAATTTCCTAATTCGTCTTTTATTTTTGGTGTAATTCCTATTACAGGCCTATCACTAAATGTTACATTTCCTTCATATGGTGAATCATCTTTAGGAAGTTCATATCCTGGTCCTAAAGGCATTGTAGTTCTATTTGGATTAGGTAATACTGTTGGTATTTGTCCAGGATAGTTAAGTAAAACATCCATTCCTGAAATACCATCTTGTATATTAAAGTCGTCTAATACATTTCCTATTAATGTACCATCTTGCAATCTGATATCTGAACCTATTTTACCAGGTGTGTATGTAAAGAAGTTATCTCCTTTTTTATAAAAATTATCGCCTGTAAATGTTAGTTCGTTCCAGAACGGATAGTTATCTAAATCTAATGCTCTAAGTTTTCCTGGCTTACTAGGTGCTACATTCCTTAATGGCTGTGCTAAAGGCACAACCTGTCCGCCTGTAACACGTTGTACAGTATTGTTTACAAATTGTGTTCCTGTAAGTGGCTGATACTTACCATATGGATTGCTTACAGTTGTTTTAACTGTTTTCTTAAATATGTCTGGTATCATACTGAAGCCTGCCATAGGTGCCAGTCCCATTCCACCATAGTTATGCATTACATGATATGCCTGAGCTCCATTATTTCTGTTAGATCCACCACCTGCTTTAAGTTGATTATGATACATGTAGTATCCTTGAGCACCATAATTTTGATAATAACCAGCACCACCACCGCCAACGGCACCACCGCTGTATCCTACACCACCAGCACCATGATTAGGTACTTTTTTCTTTTTAGTTGTTGTAGGCTGTCCACCTGGTGAGTAAACTGGTGTTTGTGTTCCTGTACTAGGTGTAGGCGCACCAGGATTATAAACTGATAATGCACACGGTTGACCTGGATTAGGATTCTGTTGCGGATCAGGTTTCTTAACAGGATTATTTGGCAGTTTCATTACAAACCTATAAACAATACTAGGCTTATCTACTACAACTTTTAAATATGTACCATTTGCAATATCAACACCAAATTTATAACTACCACCATATTTTATTTTGTCTCCTGAGAAAACAAAGTTTCTAACTTGTCCGTGTACTGTATTTCCTCCACCATTTTTAGAAAGTATTTCATTCTTTTCATTTGGCGTTAGTAAGTGAGGTGTACCTAAACTCTGATTTTTTGTACTTGCAAGTAATTTATTTTCTCCGCCTTTACTTACACCTTGGAAAATTTCTATACCATCAGCACCACTATACATATCAAACAACACTTCAACTTGTCCTGAACTGCTTAGTGTAAAGTAGTGATTATCTGTTTGTCTGGATTGCCTGTTATGTTGCTCATGATATGAAACAGTTGCATTTCCTTGTGTATGGTTTGTTTGAGATTGGTTAGCATAACCTCCAGTTGTACTTGTTGCTGGTAAGGTTGTTTTAGCACAACTCTCTAATCCTGTTCTACTTGCGGAAATATGCATTCCTAAACCATGCCAATGGTTACCACCACCTTTACATGTTCCTGAGAATGTAACTGTTTGCCCTGCTGTTACTGTAAATTCGGCAACACCTGCTCTTGCACTAAAATTAAAACTCTTACCACTATGTACTGAATTTTGTCTACCGTTTCCTGATGCGGCGCCTGAAATATTTACATAAGTTCTGTCGTTGTATCCTGATCGTCCTGCATTAAATACATGAGCATAAAATGTTCCTGCTTCTTTAAATTTAATCTGCATGGTAAAGTTTTTAGTACTTCCGTTATCACTCCATGTAACAATACCTGCTAATGCTCTGCCACTTAATCCTGCTTTCTGTCCGCCAACTTGAGATATAAATCCTGCATGTGAACCATTCATTGAATAGTAACCTGACCATTCACTAGTCCATCTTCGCTTACCATGACTTGTTGCTGATACAATTTTTACACCTGGGCTATCATTATCAGGGTTTAATAAAGTTCCGCCATAGCATATTGTTGTTTGTTGTGGTGGTTGTGTACCACTACTTACAGGAGGTGTAGGTGGTTGATGTATAGGACTACACATATCCACACAAGGTTTTTTACTGATATTAGCAAATGCTTTCCTTGGGTCTATAATTGGTTTTGCACCACTTTGTGTACCTGAACCAGGCACCGAAGTACCATTTTGATCAGGCATATTGTAAAGTGGAATATTTAAAGGATCTGTGTAACTATTATAGTCATTGGTATTTCCTAAATGTACAGGATTTCCTGGACCTACATTTAGTGTTGTTGCTGGATCTTGTCCTCCATATTCTCCTGTATCAAAAATAGGTTGGTTTGAATCATTAACAAAACCTTTCTTGTTTGTATTATAAGTTAATGTACCTGCTCTTGACATGTTTTGTGTTAATGCAGTATTGTCTATATCATCAGCATTAACTAGTGGTGAGTAACCAGCAATTTGTCTGTAATCACCCAGTATAGGTAAAAGTTTGTCATTATTATTACCACTAATCATTGGGAACGATATTTGTGTATGGTCGTTGTCTATAGCACCACGTCTGAGAGTCATTGCATTGTTAATGCTGTCAACTACATCTGCTTCTGATTTAATATCATTTAGTACTATATCTGTATTGTTTAATTTAATCTTATTGTGGTCAATGGTAGTGACTATTGCAGGTTTACCTATATTTAAATTGTTTGAATCAAAAGATGTATTAGATGTAAAGTCACTTGCGGCAACGTACATCACATCATTTCGCTTAATTCTTTGCCCTTTTGTAAATGCAGTACTTCCTGTCCAATTTGTAAATTGTACATTGGCCACATCTGCAAAACTATATGCATCTCCTATTGTGATTGTATTTGAAGTACCTGATGTGACACCTGATACGGTATATACTCTATTGTAGTAATCTGGATCTGCCATATGGACGGCAATACGTTTGCCTACATAGGTTGGATCTATACCATGAGCCTTATCAGTTGTAATAACCATGCCTGGTTTTATAATGCTACCTGATTTACTTACGTTTACATTATATGGTGCGTCAATAACAAAACTGTTTTCATCTGCACTCTCTACATAGTAATAACCACTGTAAGCATTTGCAATTAGTTTTACTATATCTCCTGTTGCTAAATTATGATCAACTGTGTCTGCAGTAATTCTTGTTCTTCCAAAATACCTAACACTTAAAACTGATGGTGCAATATTGGCTGTAACGTTTGCATCGTAAACTGTAAAGCCTGAACTTGTAACATTTGATATTGTATAATCTTGAGTATGTAAATTACTGTGATTATTATATTTAAATCCTGTAATTGCTAATGCTGACAAGTCAACAACTTCTACATTTCCTGTTTCAACTAATGGGAAATCGTCACCAAATATAGTTATAAAATGCTCTTGTACGTCCTGAATTGTAAATGTTTGTCCACTATAAGTTGCATTACTACTAACTAATTCTATTGTTCTACCTGATTTAACTATGTTTGCACCACTTTGGTGAATATTTGCAACATTTAATTTTATTAAATTGTTATCTACAAAAGTAGCAGATATAGATTGCCCTGTTCCTGACAAATAATTATTTGGAACAATAATGTTACCTTCATTTATATATGTTATTCCTGTAGTTGCAGAAACTATACCGTTGCCTGATAATGATCCTGAAACATTTGCTGTAAATATGTCTCCTACAGCAGGTGTACCTGTTGCCCCTATAGTATTAAAATTAGTAGTACCAACGTTTACAATCATATATTCTGTACCACTTACAGTAGTGGTTGTGTTTGCATACTGAGCCGCTTCAACATCTGCTATAGGAATTATTGCGGCATTACCAGTTGTATAACTTACATTTGCTAAAGTTGTATTAGCATTTGCTGAGAAAGTTAAAACATTTGAACTTGTACTTAATGTTGCTTCAGCGTCTACTGTTACATGTTCTTCACTTGTGGTGTTAAAAGTAAATTGTGAAGGTTGACCTTCTGCAAATCCTACTGTATCTCCATTTACTAAATTATAAACACTTGTACTAATTTGTATTGTACCTGCACTTGCAGTAACGTTTGCCGTTGCAACTGAACTATCTGTTATACTAGGTGTAATATTGCTAATAGTCATTACATTAGCAGGACCAATGCTAGTAATATTTGCAGTAGTCATATTTTTACCTGCAAAGTTAGATATTTTTACACCTTTTCTGTCTACTACTTCCTGGTTAGTCCATATTACAAATTCGTCACTTATGTCTGCATTTTTAATTACCAAATGATAATCTAAGTATCTACTATTGTCTGTTCCGCCTATTGCATTGTCATCTACGTAAGAGAACAAGTCCACATCGTTCATGTACAAGTATGCTGTTTCTGTTGCGTTGTCTTGCTCAACAAAACTTAATGTTGAGTTAGCATCTTTAAGTTGATAAACATTCCAATCCTGATTTTCTGCTTTTGCTAAATGAATTGTGTCATTTGCTTCTGGTTTAAATTTAATATTTGATGCAAATAATTGTGGCACACTAGGTACATTAAATGCACTAAAGTTTACGTTATTAGTATTAACATATCCTGCGTTTGGTAACGGATTAAATTTGCTATCTGTTATACCTATTGCACTTACATTAGATGTTGTTTTCCATAATTCATCAGTTTTTAATCCTGTTGGCTTTTTAAGGAACCTGTTTTTATCATCTATATCAATAAGTATAATTTCATCATCACTAGCATCAGGAGTAATTTCATAATTTCTCACTGGTGTTACTATTGCAGTGATATCGTCATTTGTAGTTGCTTTAATATTTAATGACGCACCTGGTACATCACCCATAAATGCATCTACAAAATCAATTGTTGAATGCTCAATAATGTAAACATTTGAACTTGTTGTAATTGCTTTTTTAGGTAATAATTCTACATTTGCAAAAGTAATAGTATTTCCTGTTACAGTATAGTAAATTATATCGCCTTCATTTTCTATTAATGTGCCGTCTATGAAAACGTCTATAAATGCATAATCGTTATTATCTATTGTTGTGTAATTTATTTGATCAAAACTTGTACTACCATTTATAAGGTTAGTTACTATACCTGTACTAGTATCTGCTAATCCTACAGTTGCATTACCAAATGTTACACTACCTGTTGTAGTATCTGCAAGAGGTTGTATTTGCCATCTGTCTCCAGCATCGTAATCATAATTACTACTTACTACTGTACTATTTGCAACTGATACTGTAATATTTGCTTTTACTGTATTATTTGCTGTTGTTAATTTATATCTTTGTCTTGGTTGGTACCTTTTTGTCTGACCTAACTGTAATTTACCTAATGTTACGTTGCTGTCATCATCACTAAGGGTAAAATCATCACCTGTAATTTTTAAGTATGTAAAATATCCAACATTTGCTGTATTACTACTAACGTTGCTTACTGCAATATTAGTAATTACACTTGCTGTAATATTAGAGTTCATATCTGCATTTGTATTAATAAGTGTGGCAACATTGGCAAGATCTGTAATACTACCTAAATTATATGTTGCCGCATCAGTACCTGCACTATAATTTCCAAAATGGTCTGTAACAGTCAAATTTCCTAGTCCTGAAATGTTTGCAACATTACTGCTTACAAGCAAACTAGAATTAGAGCCACTATACTCTTTTAATGTAACATAATTTGTTGATAATGCATCTACCCTTACAAATGTCTGTGTTGTATCATTTGTTGAAATATTTGCTGTTTCAATTGTTAAACCTGTACCTGCTACATATCCTGTTCCAGCATTTGTTACTGCTATAGAACTAATTTCACCGTTAGTATTTAGACTTGGTTGAACTGTGGCAACATTACTTCCTGTTGTAGGATTGTTTATTGTAATAGTTGGTACATCAAAATATTTGTGTTTTGCATCAACAATTCTAACACTTGATACGGTGCCTGTAGTATCTTGTGGGAATGCAAGTGTAATTAACTGTGGGTCTTGTACAACATTTGCACGAGCAATATTTAATTCTATACTCTGATCATTTGCAACATCACCAAAGTCTCCAACTTTAATACACCATTCGTCATAAACGTTCATGTCTCCCTGGACAATTTTACTACTTCTTGCAATTCTGCTTAAACTTGAACCTGTACCTTTATTTTGAATCATACCTTTGTAGAATTCAAACTGATTGTCATCTGTAATATCTAATTCGTTTAAGTATGATCTTTCTTCATAACCATAAATTCTTCTACTTGCTTCATATACATCTCGCTCAACTGGCACATATCCTATTTCACTGTATCTACCCATTGTTTGTGCAAGATTATCCAAGTTAGGAATTAACTCGTCTCCACTTACTATAAATCCTTGTGTACTTAATTTACCGTCCCAATTTACAGTTCTTGTTGCTTTTAATTTTATTCTGTTTTGTCTCTGATTTATTACAGGATCAAAAATTGTGTCTGCAAAGTCAGTTACATTATCTATGACCATTGCATGTTCTATTTCTTTACTGTATAAAACTATACCATAAATTTCAACTCCTGTAGGAGGTATTATTTCAATACTGGTATCTTCTCTTAGTATATCACACTCTGTAGGCTCTATTGCTTTACCTGTCTGATCTACTATTGAGAACATGTTCCTTTCTGATCTAGAAACTTTTGCAACAAATCCACTTGGTGGAGTAAATTTAAGACTGTTTGCTAAAGGCGATAGTTCAATAGTGTTACCTACTTGCCAACTTCCTGTAGTCCAGAATAAGTATTGTTTTGCCGCAAATAACCAGTCTCTGGTATCATTAATACTTACGTCATAATTTGTTAAATCATATCCTGCTCTTGCTTGGAATCTTCCTAATGCTATTAGGAAGTTAAATAAACTTTGTGCGTCAGTGTACTCTGTTTCATAATAAACACGTTCAACAATATCTGTAGATTGTTTATAGTATGTTGCAGTTGCACTATTTTCTTGTGGCAATGAACCAATAGACTGCCAAAACAACACGTTGAATGTCGCACTACTTGGTACATCGTCAGTTGCTCTATAGTATCCGCCATTGTGTATTACATATGAGTTTACTGAATAAGATACATTTGATTGCCATGTGCTGTGACTTACTGTATCACCACCAACGTTTACACTCTCTGTTGTACCAGTTAAATCTAGTTGTAGTGTTTCAAAATAACCTAGTTTTTTGTCATATCCTCTAACTTTCCAACCGTCTGTGGTTTTTTCTACTATAACACCACTATAATAGTTTCGTGTTTTGTATGCAGAGTCGTGTATATCAACAGTTATGTTTTCATCTGGTAATATTAAGTTTGTAGATGAACCTGTTGAACTATACTGATCTAAAGTCAGTCTCATTGTGTCTTTATCTACAAATCCTGCAAACCTATGTCCTAATTTTAAGTTTAGTGTTCTAAGTTTTTCTGCAAAATTTTCTGATGTATTAAGTCCCTGATAATTGAGCCAGGAATATATAAATTGTGTATAACCTATGTTTGCAATTAAATCACCATTAGAGTCTTTATCTCCATGTATTTTAAAGTCTGTTGAATCTGTAAACTTCCATCTTTTTCTGGTCTCTGTGCTTATATAACTTCTTGCATCTGCAGATGGTTTTGTAATTTTAGTTGGATCTGAATATACTGTTGCAAATATACCAGGTTTTGCAATCAGTAATGCTTCTACAACTGCAAATGGATATTCTTCAGAATATTTCCAGGCATTTTCAACTGGTGCACCATCACCTATTCTCCATGGTTCACTAATGTTGTTAGTTGTTGATTGTACTTCACTAAACTCACTTGTTATTGCATCTGTGGCCGTAGCGTCAAAGTTTGCAGTATTATTATGACTGTTTAAACTTGGAACATTATAATATTTGTTTCCGTAAATTGTATTTGCACCACCATGGTTTTTTGTTCCTCCACCTATGTGATATGGGAACATAGGATTTCCGTTATCATCTTGTGTGCATACATAAAATTTAATTGCTGTACTAGGTGAATCAGGAGTTTTACCATATCTTAAATTATATTTTCCTATACTTGCAGAGCCACCTACATATCCGTCAGTGCCTTCTAATGCAGAATTGTATGTAAAGTCTTCAGCAAACTCTCCTGTATGAGCACCACCAGGTCCACTGCCTCTGGTACCGCTTCTTAATTCAAATACACTTTTTATATTTGTAATTGTGTTTGTTTTTATTTCACCATTTGCATGATATGATGTGTATCCATATGGACCATAAATTGGTATTCCATCAAATGACCATCCAACTATACCTGAGTGTGTAGTTGCATTACCCCATACTGATGAACCAACTATATCTGCATTTAATGTATGATAATACTGTACACCATTTTCATCTACATTTCCTAATGCAAATGGGCTAGTTTCGGATTCTACTCTGTTAAAGTGGTATGTTGATACAGTACCATCAGATGCTGTCCAAGAATTTACATCTTGTACATTATAAATTGGTTGTCCATTATTTGCTACACCTACTGCAGGGCGACTCATTGCATTATCAGATAAACTGATTGTATTTAAATTTCTTCTAGGTACAATGTAAGTTAGTGTTTGTGCATTGGCATTTATATAACTAGCACTAGAGTCTGTTATTGTTATACTATGGCTTACTATATTATTACTTTCCAAGTAAACATTTGAGCCATCAAATTTTACATTTACACCATCTAAACTTCTAAAACTTGTAGTCACATATCCTAAACTTGTATTTGGTGTGGCATTTGTCCAAGTAGGTGTAAGTGTTGTACTTCCTGTTGTTGCAATATCATAAGGTGATTTTAATGTAGCATCTGCAGTTACAGGTAAAATATCTAATAATCCTATTCTTCTGTAAGGATTAAATTCTGTATTTTTATAAAGATCATTTGTTAAATTTTGTCTTGCACCACTTACAATTTTACCTTGCTCTATATCTGTCCACATTGGAATATTATCACTTCCATAATCTGTATATGTTGCAGTAATATATGTGGTATCCCACCAAGTAGGCTTTTCTGTAAATCCTAACATCTCCCAAGGATGTGTGTTTGGTCTTACAGTATCATAATAGTATTCAAACCAGCCTCTCCAATGTCCTGGTATATCGCTTACACCACGATAGTTCCATGTGAACTCATTTGTTAAATCATAAAAGTCATTTGCTATAGGGTCAACTGCATTCTCTTTAATCCAGTTTTGGAAATTTAAATTAAGTAAATTGTGCCAATCACTTAGATCATAATCTGTACTTCTAAAGTAACCAGGCCTAATATCTATAGCACTATAATTTCCAACACTATTGGCATTTCTAAATTCTGCTTTTGCTGAATTATACAATCTGTTTTCAAATTCTAATATAATATCGTCCCTTCTATCTCCTAGTAAAGTAGTTCTTGAACCATCATGTCCTAGTATAAGAGTTTGATCTGTTTGGAATGTGCTATCAACTTCTTTTGCAGGTTGATATAATGGGTACAGTCCCATAGCACTAGGTGTAGGTGGACACTGAGCACTATCTCTTTCTGAATCATAAAATTTAAATGTTAAAACATCACCTGTGTTAAAATCTGCACTATTTAATAAACTTATAGTAATAGGATTGTAAGAGGAATATGTGTAATCTTTATCAACACACAGTAAAGTTCTCTCTGTACCTCTATCTTTATAAATTAGTAAACTGTTTTCTACTTTGTCTAAATCGTAATATGCTGTAGGTGTGTAATCTACTACAGAAGTATCTGTTATTGTGATACTTTCTTCATAATAGTTGTCACCAAACGGCAGTAAGTAAGACTGATTAAATACCTTTCTTCCTACACTAAATGAAATTACATTTCTTAAAACTTTTTCTAAAATAAATTCATTTGTTAAATTTTCTACATCAAACTGATTGAAATAATTCTCTAGTTCTCTTAAAAATCTTTTCTTGTATTTTGAATATTCTTCTTTATTAAACCTAAGTGAGTCAACAAGGTTGTGAGGTTTGTCGTCTAACAAGTAAACACCCAACATTGTATCTTGAGTTGTCTCAACTATGTCTGTTGCATATTGCAGTTCTTTATCTGTACTAGTAAAGTTGTTTACTGATAAAACATTACCTGTAAATCCTTTCTGTAATCTCATATAGTTTGTAAAATGCTCTAAGTATTCAGGCTCAGATATTGTTGTTTTTTCATCGTTGAGAGGATTTGATCTCCAACTTAAAGGTAAATCATATTTGCTAATACTATTTTCTGCTATCAATCCAGTAGAAGATTTAACACTTATGTCTATAAGTGTGCCTTTTACAAAATCAAAACTATTAAAGTTTATAAATCCGTTACTATCATATGTAAAGTTTTTATTGTCTTTTCCATCAACAGTAACAATTATATCATATCCACTGTGATTGTTTGCGTCTGCATTTGGTAAAGCACCTGCAAAATACAAAGTTTTTTCTGCATCTACATCGACAGTAGACAGTTCATAATGTGTAGATATTCTTTGCTTATGTCTTTTGTTAGTGTTTTTATACAGTTTATGATATTCTGCAGTAGTTTTTAGTAGTTTGTAATAATAGTATCCTTTTTGTACTGTTGGTGTTGTGGAACCAACTACTGTATATTCATAAGAACTTGTAAGTGCAAAATTTTCATATTCTATTTCACTTGCACTCTTAAATGCTTTAAATGTTAATGGGAAGCCGTACTCTGTATCATTTATTCCAGAGCCTATTTTGTGACCAAAAATTTTGTTTCCTGTAAAATTATTTAAAGGATATAAACTGGTATCTCCCAAGTATGTTTTATCATCTTTGTAAAGATTAAACAATGGAGGTGTTGATCTATTTGGCTTAGTTTGTGCTAATTTAAGTTCTGAACCATCAAAATAATATTCTGTACCTATATGATTTACACCTCGATGAATACTTACAACATCTCCTGTAGTAAATGTATCTACAATACTAAATGATAATGTTGAGCCTGATGTGGTTATTTCATAAATATTTTTACTGATTGAACTTTCTTCGTTAGGGAAAATACATCTGTATTTTGGTGTAACATTACCTGCTGGTAGTTCTGTGCCATCTATAAGTTGATTAGGATCTAAGTTTCCTGCCTGAGTAAATGTTAAATCAGTTAATGCTAGATCTACATTACCTTTAGATGTTACACCATGGTTGTATAGTTCTAAGTCTGCATCATATTCCAATATGGCTCTTAATGCTCTTTTGTTTTGATTAGGTATTCTGTCCTCGGCATCTAAATAGTTGTCTTTATGCCACCAAAAATTATTCCTACTCCAAATATTTTTATTTGCTGAGCCCCTACCAAGTGCTATATAATCTTTTCCAGTAGTATATGAGTATGGTGCTGATCTACAATCAGACATATCTATAAGTTTTATACTGCTTCCTACACCTGTAACTACATAATTTGTGTCTTTAGTAATAGTTGAGGATATTACATAATTACCACTAAACTTAATTACCATTCCATTTCTGAATGCTTTACCACCAGCAGGTGTATAAGTTTTCTTGTTAGTAATATCTCTTTCTACATCTATATAATTTGTTACATTACCTGTAAGTGTAATTGCTGTAGGACCTGCCTCATGTGTAATTTTACCTCCTGATGTCCAAGTTGTAAAATTAGAACTGTCTAATGGAGTCCTTAAATCTTTATCTGTAAATAGTTTAAATGTTCTAGAAGTAACTTTTTCCACATAGTAAGTTTGGTTATTGACTTCTGTCATACCACTTACGCCTGTAATAGTTACTTTATCGCCTGAATAAAAATTATGATCCTGATTTGTTGTAACTAATGCACTTGTACTTTGTGTAATATCAGCAGTAAAATTGTATGTATCTATTGAAGCATCTTTTACAAAAGATGAACCTGATTTAAAGTCTCTATTTGCAATATAATAATCAGTGTTATTTTTGATAACTTGATTTACTTTAAAATCTGTATTTGCTGACCAGGTTACCACAGTATGACAATTTGCTGTAGTTTCAGGATCGAAATAATATTCCTGGAAGTTTATAAACTTGTCTATATCAACAGGAGGTATATATGCCTGGAAATCTGTTGAAAATATTTTGTCCTGGTTTATTGTGTTTGCACCATATATTTTTAAAGTATTAATGTACTCATCAAAAAATATAAAATCTTCACTTTTACCAGTTGTTAAGTTTAAAGTATTAACTACTGGAGACAGGCTATAGAATGTCCTGTCTATACTAGGCTCAGTAAGGTATGCTATATCAACATTATGATCAGCACTTGTTTTCTTACCTATAAATCCAGTTATTATTTCACTATTTGCTTCTGCAAAAAGTTGTTCAACAGTACTTTCAAAAAAGTTTTTTACTGCTGTAGTCTGATTTATTACTGGTAATTGTTCGTAAATTTTTGCCATGTTACCTATCAGTTCTTAATGTTTGCGAAGTAATCTTCTCAACTATTTCTATATCATTAACTGTTGCAGTACTAATGAATAATTCATTTGGTTCTGCTTTTACTTGGAATAAATCTCCAAAATTTCCTGCTGTATTTTTAGGTAGTATTACTATACTGCCAATAGCATTACCTAAGTTTCTATGTATAAAACTTGAAAGTTCAGTAAAGTAAAAAGTTTCACCAAACTGCCAATTGTTTGCATCAAAATAATTATTAAATAAATTAATAACACTAGATTTTAATTCATTATCACTAAAATTAGATCCTGGTATTTTTACTATTTTAAATTTTGCCTGGAAGGCCGAATCTGCATCTGAACCAAACAGTAACTTAAATTTAGCACTTCTGTAAACTATTGTGTCACTTGCACTCTTAAATTCATTAAGTTTTTCAAATTCGTTTGATAATTCTTCACTTGTAGGCGATACTGGATATGCTGTACCAGGAACATTAATGTATTTTAGTATCTCTTGATAATATGTTTCTGTAAGCACGGTCATTTCTACAATATTACTAATACTTGGATCTATTCTCACGTCATTAGGTGCTGTATGATTCCATTTAAGTATTACATTTTGTGGATCTTGTATTGCTGTATTTTGTGTACTTGCCCTACCCTCTCTTACAATGTAATCTGAACTTTCATTTAATGTAATTGTTGCAGGTGCTGTACTACTTGCCTGCATTTGATAAACTTTTTTATTTTCTGTTACATATATTACTAAACCATTATATCTAGTTTCTGTATTGTTTAGTGATTGTGCTATTGCAAGAGTATCAACAATTAAATAATCTACAGTATTCCATGAAGTTTGATTTAAATAACTGCTGGGAGATAAGAAATCTGTATCACTTAAATCTATACTAGTTTCACCTCTATAGTCTAAAAATACGCCACTTACAGGTCTATCATATGTGTAGCCATCAAAGTCTGTATAGTATTCAAAAAATACTAAACTTTGTGGACTTACAAAATCGTCGTATTGTAAAGGATCATCTGGTACTAAATCTTCATTGCTGTCTATAGGCGCAACTTTAACTTTTCTAGGATCACAATATCCATCTGCTTCTTTAAATGTATCTGATATTGTCCATACAATGTCTTTATCTAATTTTTCTTTATCGTTAAGATAAATTACTCTTAATTTATCAACACTAAAATTAGTACTACTATCTGAAGCATGTAAAAATCCTGATGCTGTCTGTAAATTAGTATATGTAAGTGTACCAGTTTGTGCAACTGTATTTGCATTAGATAATACTAGTTTACCTGCCGCACTTACATTTGCTGAAGCACCATTTACACCAAAAGAGTGACTTACACCATTAGCAAATGCTTTATAAATTTCATTTACTCCTGTACCTAAATTTTCTCCTCTGTAAATTACATTACCTGTGCTATCAAAAAGGTTATATCCGAAAGTAGTATTGTCAAAGTTTATAACTATATTTGCAGGAAAGTGTTCTACCCTACCACTAATATTAGCAATAGTTACATTAGTTCTTTCTGCAAAAACTGTGTTATCTTCAAAAAATGTATTTAAGTTTACTGTTGCTTCGTCAACAAATCTATTGCTTGATAAAACGTTTGCATAAGAATCACCACCTCTTAATAATCCAAAGTTACTTTGCCATTCTGCATCTATATCATACCAATAATAATTTCTGCTTCTTAATGGTATATTAGGTAATGTAGATAATGGAGTATATCTTTGTCCTGTTTCTTGGCTTTCCCATGCTTCTCCTAAATTGTCATTATCATTATCATACCATTTAAATACTTCTGTTACACCTGGTTTTGTATTTAATGTGTTCAGTGTGATTGAATCTCTAACTGCTTTAGTAGTGTTATCTGTAATTTTAACACTTTTAACATTGTAAAACTTTAAGTTTTCTTTACTTTGTATAACATAATCCAATCCTCTTACACTTACGTTATAACTGTATGAGCTTGTTGTAATAGCATTAAATTGAAAATGGATCAAATAACTAGCATCTTGGTTAGTATTTGATGTATCTTTTGCATTTGCATAACTAAAATCTGGTAATACGCCATTTGTTGGTAATGCTAAGTCTTGATTTTGCACAATGTAATACGAGTCTAATGATGGATCATATCCAATACCAAAGTTTCTTTTATTGTTGATTTCGTTAATAATTGCATCTTGCTCTGTAGCAGTAAATGTTTTTCTTAATGTTGCAATTATTTCATTTGCCTTCCAACCGTTAGTAATAGTACTACTAATTGTAAGTGGTCCAGTTGATGTACTTAATCCACTTGATAACTGACCATTGTTGTCTATTTTGGTAAGTCTTACCCATTTGTAATCTGATATATTATTAGGGTCAACAAATTTAACAAAGTTGTTTTCTTTAAACATTGACGTATCTGCTGTATTATTAATTAATACACTTGTGGTTGTTACGCCACTTATAAGAGATGTTTCTGTTAGATACCCTGTTGTATTAGTTGTTTTTACAGGTAAAGTTGCCCAATTAATTGTTCTGCCACTAGTATCAAACGTAGCAGGTGTTGTAGCAATTACACTTTTTCTAAATGTGTTGTATATAAAATTGTTTAAATTTTGTTTCTTTAAATACAGTGGTAGTACACTATTAACTACTTCTGTTGCTGTATTGTTTTCGTTAATTGTAAATTTTTCTGAGCTGTTGCTTATGTCAGCATATATTACACCATCCTCTGCATATGATTCTATGCTTTGGAAAGTTCCTGTAGGATCTGTAATATCAATATATCTACTATGCCCAGCATGTGTTCTGTTAGTAGCCTTTAATTTATTAATATTGGTAGATTGGCTACTAGGAAAAACCTGATAGTCTTGAGCACTTACCATTCTGTTTTGCGTATAGAATGTTTGTGGTGCACTTGCTTTAACATTTACTAATGACTCTGCTGGTAAACTGTTATTAACAGCAGATCTTAAACCAAAACTTAATGTTAAATTATGTACTTCTCCAGCACCATTTTCGTATGGAATTACTACACTTAAATTTGTAGCATCATCTGGCTGTATTGTATATGTTTCTGCATCACTTTGTCTGTACCATATTCTAAAAATACCATTAGGTATATTACCAAAGTTACCATCTGGGAATCTAATTCTTATACCATCGTTATTAAGATTTTCACATGAGTACATGTTTCTTGAACCTAACTGTAAATTATTGTAATTTAATGTTTGGCCTACTGTATTGGGAATTTTAGTCCATTGGTTTAATACTGTTCCGCCTGTTGTTATTTCCTGTACAAAAACATCTGTTTCATTTATGTTTTGCACATTTATATCTTGTACCCTGCTTACAACTGAAGTTGTAAAATCAAAGTCTTGGAACTGTAATGTGCCTTGTTTAAATAAAAGGAAAAATCCAGTGTTATTACTTGCAATACCCTGTCCATCGTTTCTGTAAAATAAACCAAATTCATTTACTGGATCAGGAGTCGATTCAAAGAAGAATTTACCATCCTCAAAATCTCCATTTACAATTTCACATTGTCTGTTTATACCATTAGCATTAATATTAAATGAGTGTGCAATAGGATTTCCTATTACACTATTAATTAAATATTTTTCTGTATTAATATTAGCAATTTTACCTGTTTTAACAGGAGCAGTAAATCTATTTGTACTGCTCATTGCAGAATTTAGTATAGTAATAAATTGTTCGTAACTGTCAGGATTGTTAGCATCGTCCCAAAATACTTTCTGATTTGCTAACTGATTTCCTTGGCTGTCTACTAAAGCCTCTGTTGTAGTTACTGCAGACAGTTTCATTAATCCACTTGCAGGAATATTTCTTTTAGGATTGTATCCTAACATTCTGGCAAGTTTAAATACTGAGTCTCTTCGCTCTGCTGTTTCCAGGAAATTTTCTCTTGTATTAACATCCATTCTAAATGCAATACTTGTACTTAAAAATGCAAGTAATTCTAATATTGCAATAAATTCTGAACTTTCTGTGTAGTCATTAAAATTTTCAGGGAAATTTGTTCTTATATAATCAACTAGTGCTGTTCGTATTGAATCGAAATCGTATGCCTGGAAATCAACCTGACTAAAAATTTTATATGCTATTTTCCAGTCTTCCGCCGCAAATAAATTATTTTGTCTATTACTAACTGCCATTATGTACCATCCGTATTACTTGTGACATATTCTAAAAACAATGTGTCTTCACTTCCAAGCAGTTTATATTTAATTTTTACTTCTACTTGTATTGTGTGGTCTAACACCAATAAATTTGTTTCCTGGAACTCTACTCTTGGGTCACTATCTACAATTCTTTTTACATCTTCTTCTATAATGTTTTGTGTATCAGGATCTTGTGGTTCCATTAGGTAATCCCATATTACACTTCCAAATGTGGGTCTCATTACTCTTTCACCAATTCTGGTGTAAAAATGATTAAGTAAATCTCTTTTTACAAGATCTGCATCTGTCAGAGTATAAGGTGCTCTAACTTTATCAACTGTACTAAATCCTTTAAATAATGTTGCCATGCAAGTATTTATCATATTCATTATAACAAGTTTTAATTAATAGTTGACAAATTGAAAATATAGTGTATTATGTGTATATGAATAAAGTGATCTATTTACATGGTGCTAATGCAAGTCCAGAAAACTTTAATTATTACACTTTGAAGTTGCCTGAACACCAGTTTTTCTCTCCAAATTACGATATGGAAGATGATCCTTTTGATATTGTAGAGATTTTACGCATCAGAAAAGAAAGGGAGTTTGGTAAAGAGCCTGTAGTACTTGTAGGACACAGTTTTGGTGGATTAATAGCAAGTTGGTATGCTAGTGTATATCCCAGAAGAGTAAAACACTTAGTAACAATAGCATCACCATGGGAAGGAACACCTGTAGCCAGAATATTTGGTATGCTTTGGAAGGACAAAGTATTTCAAAACACAAAGCCAGGTGCAGAAGTGCTGTCTTTATTGCAGGAAAAAAACTTTAATGGTAAACATACAAATATTATTTGTACCAGAGGGTCTAATCCTGTAGCAGGACTAGGCGGAAAAGCAAATGACGGAATGATATCTTGCGATAGTCAGGGTGCAACTCCTCCTGGATTTAAAAACACACAAAATGTTTATATAGAAGCAGGACACAGCGAAATTTTGTTAAATAATGATGTAACAGACATGTTACAAGAAATAATTTTTGAGGAGCAAAAAAATGGCTGACGTATCTACATTGAATAACACTCTTGAAGAAGAATTAAGAGTTATGTTGGTAGAAAAAAATAATGAAAACCAAAGTTTAAAAAATCATATTGAACTTTTGGAAAAAGCAGTAGCAGAAGAACAAGAGCAAAAATATAGATTACTTGTTGAAAATGCAGACCTTAAAAAGGAAATTAGACTTTTAGGTTCTTAAAAATTTGTATTTGTATCAGGCATAGGTACAAACTTATGACCAGATAACCCGTCTCCACCTCTTACTGGAGGTTGTACTTTATATCCTAATTCTATATATTTCTTTTCTTTAGCAGACCTCAATAATGCTCTTAATTGCCTAAAGGATAAATTACCTGCCTGATTTACACCCATTTCCATAGGAGTTAATCCAAGCCAATCTGGAGTTGTAAATATTTCTATCTCATATTCTCTTCGCTGTATGTAATCTTGTCTTACCTGTGTAACACTATCAGCACCTACTTTACCAGTTCTCCATCTCCTCATATATTTGGGAACATCTGCATAGTTGCCTTTGTTTAATTCTATTAGCAGTTCACTACCTGCAAAATTATTAATTCCAATATGGTTAGCAAAACTTGTTAGACCTATTAATTGATTATCACTTAAATCCACAGTTACAATTTCTGATATATCTCTGTGAGTTTTCTTTAAATCACTTCTAAGTGCCATTTGTGTTCCAATTGGGCCAATGCCATTAGAAATATCTACAATTTTATGACCTGTTTTTCTATCAGTAAAAATTAAACTAGGCCCATCAACAGCAAGATCTATTCCTTGTTTACTGAGCTCTTGTTTTACTTCTGCATAATTGTTTGAGTTGATACCCATCGAACCCATAGCCTGGCCTGTTTGCTCATCAAACATTGTAAAACCATCTTTAAGTTTATCTGCTTTTGTTTTTAAATCTCCATATTGATCATATAATCCACTAGCCTTGTTTTTTAAATCTGTAACAGTATTGACTGCATCTGTAATTTTACCTTTTAATTCTCCTATATCAAAACCATCTAAATCTATAGGCAAGTCTAATCCATCTAAACTGAATTGACCTAATTGTGCTTCTAATTCTCTTAATTCTTTAGCATACCCAATTATTTTGTCTCCAAGAGCATTACCTGTAGGAAATCTAAATGCAGGAATGGCTATGCCTAATGCCGCAATAACACCTTCCATGCTGTTTAAACTCATTAAATCTTTCATACTGCCTGGTAGGAAATTATTTAAACCAGGTATGCCTTCAAAATTAGGCATCATGTCTGTTAATTTTCCTAATGCTCCATCTACTGCATCACCGGCCGCATCTAAGGCACCACCTACAGCACCTTTTATTTCAGATGCTTTGCCCAAAGCACCTGAAGCCGCATCTTTAAATCCATTACCTAATTCAGTACCACCTTCTGGTGTATTTTTATCTGCAGGATCTTCATCGCCTGGACTAGTTTGTCCTGGTAGCACTTCTGCATCTGCACTTGCATCTTCTTCCATAGACTCTTTATCTTCTGATGTAGGATCAAATTGAGCATGTCCATCGTATGGCTCTGCTGTTATTAATGTGCCTACAATAGTAGAAATTTTATCTCTGCCTCCAGGTCTAATACCACCACTTGTAAGAGCAACATCTCCTTCTTTATCATATTCTGGTGGATCACTAGGTTGATCTTCTTGCTCTACACCATCTAATGGCGGAGCAGAAACTTTTAAAACATCTAAACCTGGTAATACTACACCAGGGCCAGTGTTTAATCTAATCATAGCACCTGCTATACCTACATCTGCTCCTGCATTTAGTCCTATGGCGGCTGGAGTATTAACTGCAACAATACCTGCTTTAGCACTTATATCTATACCCATTGTAGTTGCTGATATAGATGTTGCTGTACCACTTTGTGTTTTTAACATGTTACCACTGTTGATATCTATATCTCCGCCTATTGCAGAAAGTTGAGCATTTCTGGTTGCTAACATTCCCATATCTCCGGCCGCATGGAAGTTAATATTACCTCCTGTACCTAGTGGTGGTAATCCTAGTTTACCTAATTTGCTACCTAAATAATCACCAGCAACATTATCTCCTGCGGCTTTCATTCTAATATTATGTCCTGCTTCAATATTGATGCTGTAATCTGCTCTTAAATTAAAGTTTTTCTTTGCCCTTAAATTTATGTCTCCTTCACCAAACACATTTATATTGCCGTTAAAGTCCATTTCAATCCAGCCTTTACCGTCTTTGTTTATAGCATATATTGTTCCTGTGGCATCGTCTAATAATATTTGTTGTCCTTTACCACTTCTAATTCTTATTGCGGCTGACTTAGGCTCATCGTCCATTATAAACTGATGTCCTGCTTGTACTGGTGTTATACCATCTTTACCTCTGGCACCTTTGGTAAGAATACCTGTAACCATACTAGGAGTTTCTCTTCTAGCACCAGCATCACCAATACCTCTGATTGTGTCATTTATTAACCCTTGCTTTACAATAGGTTCTGCTAAGTGATGATGAATAGGCCTTAATATGTTTACGTGGCCGTCTTGTTCAGAGTACTTGTTTTTTTCTGCTACTGGTGTTAAAAAATTTCCTCCCTGGAAACTTTTACCGTGAGGTATGCCAGGTAGCATGTGGTTAAATTGTGGTGGTAGAACATGACTAATGACGTATCCGTGTTTTCTGTTACCGTCTGCAAATGCAACCAATACCATACTGCCTATGTCGGGTGGATTAAACCACATACCATAACTTTGTTGTGTATTTTCAAATTTTTCAGTATCGTCTGGTTTTATATTTTTTATATTTGATATACCACCAAATGGTGTAGCAAATCTAACTTTTTTAATACTTTTAACTTTTTTACCCGTTGTTCTGTGTAGGGCAGGAATTTCTACATCTATAGAGCCATCAAAAAATTCATCTTTATTATTAATTACTTTAGCCAGATAGATACCATTATCCACAAATGCTTCTTTAGTAGGATCAGGGTCGTGATAAGACGCCCCCATATTTCTTCTTGTGTGATCTCCTTTAGCCATAATTTTATTTAAATGTCACCTTTATTATTACGCACCCGGATCATTCCTTGGATAGTATGTAGGTGTGTATCCTGGTGGATTTCTCCTTTCTTGTTCTTTCTTTTTCTCTTTTTCGTTCCAGTCTACCCAGGAATCATATTGTTCTTTAGTAATATCACCTGCTTCAAGTAATTCTTCTGCAGTTTTTTCACTTGAATCCATTTGTCCTTGTACGTTTGCATAATGTGGTTTTTCGTATGCACCTTTATTTCCTTCTCTATCACCATCAGTAACAACACCGTCTTGTTTTTTCGCTGTGAATCCTTTTCTTTCCTCATCAACGTAACTAAATTGTGATAACTGTCTTTCCATATTGTTTAAACTGATAGCAGTTTCTTTAACACCCATAATGTCCATTGTGTACAAACCACCATTAAACTTATGATTCACAGTTCTCACCTGATATATGCCTGATATAAAGTATGATGTACCGTCACCTTCTTTAATCCATAATCCTGTGTTATTGTCTTCGTTCTCTACATCCATGTCAAACAGTCTGGGAGAATTTAAACTAAACAGGAAGAAATTATCTTTTGTTGTTGTCAAGTAGTTATTTCCGTCCTCATCTGTTTCTTCTATTTTCTGAGCACTACTTCCAGGTGGTGTAGGTACCTCTCCTGCCTTGTGTACAGGCTTGCCTAACCACCAGGGATCTCCCCTTAGTTCCATTTCAAGTCTCATTAAGAAATCCACAGCCTGATGTTGATCATACAAATATGTAAACAGATTATTTTTTATTCCTTTCGTAGCACCAACATTTGCAAATCCTGAAAGGTATTCTGATTTAGTTCTTTGTGCTATACCATTGTTTATTGATTCTTCTTCTTTTTCTTCTGCTGATGTTCTTTCTTCTTTAAATTTTTTACCTTTGTCTGCAAGTTGCTCTGCATACTTGGTATTACCAATTAGATCTCCGCCATAAACAAAACCAGATTCCTGTGGACTAAATTCTTCACTCTGTGTTACAACATTTGCTTGATTAGATGTCTTTCTTTTTTCTGTCAATGCATTTGCAATACCCTGTGCTGTTGATTGATCACTTAATGCTTCTTGCAATTTTTTTGCGGCTTCACCATTTGAATTTTTAACTAAATCTTTAATTTGTGATTCAGTAAATTGTGCGGCACTCCCAAGGTCTCTTATAAATGCTTCTCCTTTTTTGATATCATTCTTTAATTTATTTAATTGGTCAAAAAAGTTTTGGCTACTGCTTTCATCTGCTGAGTCTGTTAATTTTTCTATACCTTCATCTTCTATAGTTTCCTTTTTATCTACAGGTGTAGGGTTTAATATACTTGCGGCGTTTAAACTTATATCACCAAGAAGTCCTCTGTCTGGCGGTTGTAATAACATGTAACCTTCATTGTATGAGATATCACAATTTATAATCTGATCATTTCTGCCTGTAAAGATATACTCATAGGCTTTCCTGATTTTCATCTGATTTACTCTTTCAGTGACTTCGCCTTTTTCTAAATTATTATTTTTATCAGTTTCCCAAGGAAATATAGCAATATCTGTTTTGGGAGATTCAAAACTTGTTGGTATCAGATACGCAGTTTTAAAATATTGTTTATCTTTTTTTAAGTACTCACCGTATTCTATACTGCCTTCAAATTTATACCATAAAACTTGCTTAGTTGCGTCAACATCTTCATTTTTAGGGTCATCTATATCAGCAGTTCTAGATGCTTTTTGCATGAATTCTTTATTCATAGATAAAAGTATTCCTAATACTTTATCCATAGTGATACCTTCTTTTAAATCTATACTAATCTTATTTGTTTTTGCATCTTTAGAAACTGATGTGGATTTTTCTCTTGCTTCTTCAGAGGCTTCTTTTGCTTCTTTAGTATCTTCTGCATCTACAACTTCTTCTTTTATTACAGCATTTAATTGCTCTGTGTCTTCAATATCTAAACTTTGATCTTTTATGTGTTTAAGACCAGGCACATAATAATCTGCAGTTGTTTTGCCAGTTGGATCGTACTGATAATAATCGCCTGCCAACATCATCATTGATGTTTTCCTTTTACCACTTTTTTTGTATCCTACTCTTGTTAGTTCATCAACCTCACCACCATCTGTTAAACCAAAATTTATTCTCTGTGGAAGGTTTTGCTTCTGGTTATAGTCATTCGTTTGCTTTTGTAAATCTTGAAGCATTTGACCTATAGTACGGCCTGTTATAGTATAAAATTTCCTTGTTCTGTAAAATGCATCTGCAGTATATAGAGTATCCTTTACAGCAGTTTCAAATTCGTAAGTGGAGCCACCAACATCAATGTTCATACTAAAGTTTCTTATCATTAATTGGTAAACGAAAGGTCCTGCCACATTAGACATTATTTCACCACCAGCATTATCAGTGTCCCATAAATCTGGATTTAAATCTGATTCTCTCCTGCCACGGAAACTTAATTCTAAAAACAAAGGCACATCACCACCGTCAGGTGGAGCACCTAAATACTGTCTTGCTTTTACTATTTGATCTGGAAAATCTGCGGCATTAGGTTGCGTAATTGTAAAATTTACTGTGGTAGTTTCGCTACCACCTCCACCTGGAATTGTAGCAATTTCTAAACCGTCTATTCCTACTTCTGTAACACCTGTTTCTGCTAGTACTACTGTTTGTGTTGGATCAGGATGAGAATCCACTCTGTTGTTTAAGTATCCTGTACCAGTTGTTCTGATACTTCCTTTTTCTCCTTGGTCTTTCCTTGCATCAGATGAACTAGATGTTTCAGTATCTTGTGTTGGAGTATCTTCTGAACCTGCACTGGCATTTTTAGAGCCAGGTCCTATCATATAAAGTTTTAAATGATAAGTGGGTAAATCAACGGTATCTAAAACATTACCTAAAATGTCTCCCACATATTCATTTGTAATTTTTGGTGTACTAGAACTAGCACCCTGTGTTTCATTTAGGGCCTTTTTTTCTTCATCGGTTGCTATTGGATGATTACTGTAATCTCTTGGTGCATCTGGATCTGCCATTTTATCCTCCTGCTACAAGTTTTACTGATTCCATAGATGGTAATTTTATTATTGTTCCTGCTTTAAAATCTCTTATAGGGTCTACAAGTATGTCTGGATTTCTTAATGCAAATACCCACCATAGCTCAGTAGTACCATAAACTTTATATGCTAGTATGTCAGGTCTGCCATCTACATCTGCTTTAATTTTATAATCTTCATCATACAATCCCTTAGGCATTTTGGGAAGATTATTTACATCCAGAAATACATCCATTGCACCTGCGTTTCTTAAGAAACTATTTGAACCGTGAAATTTTGCCATTAAATAAATCCATCCTGATATGCTGACCCGTTTGTTAAGCCAGTAATATCAAATCTTTTTCTTAATTTGTGTGGTGTGTAACTTACTGATAAGTTAATTGTAACCAGTGCCGCCGTAGGCACATAAGTTACTGTGTCTTTACTGCCCATTTTATAATGTACAGGCACATAGTCTACATCTTCTCCATACTGAATGGAGTAATCTTTTACAATTACAGGAACTTTATTAAATCCATGCTCTCCTAAATATTCAAATAACAGAACTGGCGGTGGTGTTCCTGCAACACCTTGTGCAACCGCACTATCGCCTGAAAAACTTTTTGTAATTACTTTACAAAAATGAAATACTGCTAACATGTATCTTGCTTCGTAAATGTCATTACATGTAAATTCTGAAGCAATAGGTAGTTCAGGTGGTCTACTATTCTCATAAGCAAAGAACGGATAGTTCATTCCCTGTAAATGGTGTTCCTGATAATTTGCACTTGATGATACAAATATCTGTGGAGTATATTGCCATACAAGTCCGCCTGAATCTATTATTGGTTGCAATATGTTTGTTTCTGGTACTGTTCCTTCTTTAGCATAAGCCTGCCCATAAACATAATCCTCACCACCTCTTTTAGGTCTTAGTCTTGCTCTCCAATCGTAATTCCTTTGTACAGAGTGAGGAGTTTCTGGTTCAAGCGACCCAAATTGATCAGTTTGTTGCTGTAATTGTTGCCTTAATTGTAATTCACTTAACATCCTAGCACCAAAAAGTAAATTTTGATCAGGATTTCTAGGAGGATTTCGTAATCCAGGTATAAAATCTCCCAAAGGAGAAGCACCTAACAGATTACCTGCTAACCTTCTAGCATGTGGATTTTTAATACCGCCAATTGCTTTATTGGCCTTGTTACCTAAATATCCACTTATAATGTTTTTCAAAAAAGCCATTCTAACTCCTAATAGTTCTATTTATCAGTTTTATTAAAGCATGTTATAATTATTCCTATAAAGTTTTCCAGTTTTTGCTAGATCTGGTAAATATTAATTGACAATACACAGGTAATGTGTATAATAACACAATATAAATGAACGATAATTTTGAGGAGAGTTATTAATGGCACAGCCTAAAAAAGTAAACTATCTTAATAACAAAGATATTCTAAAAGAAATCCATAAAAGCAAAATGACGTACTGCTGGTTAGCAGATGAAAAATATGGTGCATTTGATATCATATTAGAAGACGTTAAAAAAGTCAATAGAATCAGTATTAAAGCCGCAAGAGAAAATAAAGCCGCAAAAATGCAATATGATGCATATCAGGCCGCAATGGCAGAACATGATCCTAAAGATTACAGAAATAAACCCAAGCAGAAAGAGTTTGCTGTAGATCCTAAAAGCATAGCAAAAGAAGATTTAGTTTTTCGTGTTATGACTATGGAACACATTCCATTAGAACCAGGAAGAAAAAAGAATCCTAGGAACGAAGCAGAAACAAAAGCAAAGGTAAATTTTCCTCCTTTTAAACATTACGCATACGTTGGTGATGAGTTAAAGGAAGTAGCAAGGAGTCATTGGGAAGGAGGATTAAGTAATGGACACTTTAATCCTGAACATGGAAAAATCACAAATAAACTTGGCACTATGTTTTTAAAATTAGTGGAAAGGTATAGTCACAGAGGTAACTGGAGAGGATATACTTATGTAGATGAAATGCGTGGACAAGCATTACTACAATTAAGTTATATTGGACTACAGTTTAATGAGCAAAAATCAGATAACCCTTTTGCTTATTATACAGCCGCCGTTAATAACAGTTTCACAAGAGTACTTAACTTGGAAAAAAGGAACCAAATGATAAGAGATGATATTCTTATTGAGCAAGGGCATTTACCAAGTTATGGAAGACAAATTCAACATGAAAATGAACTGCGTGAATTAAGAGAAGCCGCAGAACAAAGTCAAACAACTGATATTAACGATTAATTTTTATGAGCCAACTGTTTAAAACAGCGGCTTGTTTTACTGACATACACTACGGATTAAAGCAAAACAGCCGTTTACATTTACAAGATTGCCACAGGTATATAGACTGGTTTATTGCAGAAGCAAAAGCCAGAAACGCAGAAACCTGTATATTCCTTGGTGACTGGAATCATCACAGAGCAAGTATTAGTGTAGCAACTATGAATGCCTCTATTGTGGACTTTAAAAAATTAAATGATGCATTTGAAACTGTTTATTTTATAACAGGTAATCATGATTTATATTATAAAGACAAAAGAGAACTTAATAGCATAGAGTATGCCAGAGACTTATCTAACTTTGTAATGGTAGATGAGCATTTTTTACAAGATGATGTAGCAATTATTCCTTGGCTTGTTGGTGATGAATTTAAACAAGTACAAAAAATGGAATGCAAATACATGTTTGGACATTTTGAATTACCATACTTTAAAATGAATGCTATGGTAGAAATGCCAGACCATGGTGGTATTAACGATAAAATGTTAAGTGGCCCAGAGTATGTGTTTAGTGGACATTTTCATAAAAGACAGTTTAAAAATAATATACATTATATAGGTAATGCTTTCCCACATAATTACGCAGATGTAGATGATAATGAAAGAGGTGCCATGTTCTTAACATGGGGAGAAGAGCCTCTGTATGTTAATTGGGAACAATGCCCAAAATATAAAGTCTTTACACTAAAAGAATTATTAGATGATCATCAAAATTTATTGGACGAGTACACTTATGCAAGAGTAAAATTAGATGTCAGCATCAGTTACGAAGAGGCAAGTTTTATTAGAGAAAAATTTGCAGAGCAATACAATGTAAGAGAACTTCAACTTATTCCAATAAAAGAGGAAGAAGAATTTGAAGGCGGTGAGATACAATTTGAAAGTGTAGATCAAATTGTACTTGCACAATTAGACACAATAGAAAGTCAAACAGTTGACAAAAATAAATTAGTTGACATTTATAATAGTTTAGAAATATAATGCTAAAAATTAAAAACGTATCAGCAAAAAACTTTATGAGTGTTGGTAACAACACACAGGCAGTAAACTTTGATAATTGCCAACTTACTCTTGTGCTAGGACACAATTTAGACATGGGAGGAGATGGTAGCAGAAATGGTACAGGTAAAACTACTATAATAAATGCACTCAGTTATGCTCTTTATGGAGATGCCTTAACTAATATCAGAAAAGATAATCTTATAAACAAAACAAATGGTAAAGGTATGATTACTACTGTGGAGTTTGAGATAAAAGGCAAAGAGTATAGAATAGAAAGAGGCAGACGTCCTAATATTTTAAAACTATATGTGGACGGAGAAGATGCAATAGATCAAGAACAGCAAGGCGATAGCAGAGAAACACAAAAAGAAATAGAAAAAATAATTGGCTTTCCACATAATATGTTTAAGCATTTGATTGCACTTAACACATATACTGAACCTTTCCTTGCAATGAAAAACAACGATCAAAAGGATATGATTGAGCAGTTGTTGGGTATTACAGAACTTTCACAAAAAGCAGAAATACTAAAGGAAAGACAAAAGGTTACTAGAGATGCCATCAAAGAGGAAGAAATAACAATAAATGCTATAGATACCAGCAACCAACGTATAGAAAAGAACATCAAAGAGATAGAAAGCCGTAGTAGAGCATGGGAAAGTAATAAAGAAGCCAAACTAAATGAACTGGGTACTGCAATAGTGGAAATGGAAAAAATTGATATAAATCAAGAATTAGATAACCATAAGGTATTGGCAGTAATAAAAGAACAGGTTGCACAAAAGAGCAGTTTAGAAGCAGATCAAAAACGTCTTACAAATAGTGCAAATCGCAGTAAATCAAAATTAGAAGAATTACAAAATAATTTAGTTAGTGCTAAAGCAGGTGTATGCCCAGCATGTGAACAACCTACTGCTCATTTAGATACACACGAAAAATATACTGCAGATTTAGAGGACGATATTGTAACAGAAAAAGAGTATTACGATGATCTTGAATTACAATTATTAAAAACATGTGGTGCTATTGACGAATTAGGAGAAATACCAGAAACTCCTCATACAGAATACAGCAGAATGGAAGATGCTTTACAGCATAAACATAATTTAGACACTATGCATAGCCAACTGCAAGAAAAAGCAGAAGAGGAAAATCCTTACATAGAACAAATAGAAGGCCTTAAAACTACAGGCTTACAGGAAATTAGTTTTGATACGATGAATGAATTAACACATTTACAAGAGCATCAGGACTTTTTGTATAAGTTGCTTACAAGCAAAGACAGTTTTATCAGAAAGAAAATTATTGATCAAAATATTGCATATCTTAATCACAGACTAAGTTATTATTTAGAAAAACTTGGATTGCCTCATGACGTTAAATTTAGTAACGACTTGGGTGTAGAGATTACTGAATATGGCAGAGATTTAGACTTTGATAATTTAAGCCGAGGAGAACGTAATAGACTTATACTTGGTTTAAGTTGGAGTTTCAGAGACATATA